TCAATCACTTCGTGAAGCATTCAACGAAATGGTTAATCCAACACCAGTTCAAGAAGTAAAACTTATGGAAGCAATCTTAAAAGATGGCACAAAAATAGAAGTTACTGAATTGGCAGTTGGTGGAATCGTTACAATTGAAGGTATTCCTGCACCAACTGGTGAACACCAATTGCAAGACGGAACGATTATCGTAGTAGGTGAAAATGGTGCAATCACCGAAATTAAAGAAATGGAAGTAGCTGAACCACCTATGGTTGAAGATATGGGTGCAAGATTTTCTGCATTTGAGAATTCAACATCAGAAAAATTCGCTGCTTATGAATCAAAGTTTGCTGCATATGAAAGCAAGTTTGCTGAATATGAAGTTAAGTTGAACAAAGCCTACGGAATCATTGATGGCTTGATTAATCTTACAAAGCAACTTTCTGAATCACCAACTGGAAAAGCAGACATTTCTATAAAAACAGAAAATAGTTTTAAGGTTGCAGAACCTAAATTCAATTACGAAGGTTTATTCTAATAATTATTAACAAAAATTAAAATCAAATAAGATGGCATTATCATTTTCAGGTTTGAGTTCATATACCAAACAACTGGTTAAACCACTTTTGACTTCAGCAGTTTTTGAAGCCAAAACACAACAAGTAATTAAAGATGGCGGTATCATAATTCCACAAGCAAAAAGCGTTGTTGCTATTCCTTTAATGGATACAGACGCTTTCTTTCAAACAGATTCTTGCGGTTGGAATGCTTCAGGAACTACCACTATCAGTCAGCGTTCAATCACCGTTGGTAAAATTAAGATTGAAGAAACAATCTGTCCAAAGGATTTTGAAGCATATTTCACACAAGAAGCGTTGAAGGCTGGTTCTACTTACGAAGATTTCGGTAACAGCGAATTCCAAGCAGTTTACCTTGAGAAAAAGAATAAGCGTATTGCTGCACAATTGGAAACTTTGATGTGGACTGGTTCAGTTTCTGGTGGTGATAAATTTGACGGATTCAGTACATTGATTGATGCTGGTTCACCAATAGATGCGAATGTGTCTGGTTTTACTGGTGTAGCAACTATGACTGCAATAACACAATCAAATGTAATTGCTGCAACTGAAGGTATTTACAAAGCAATTCCTGCTTCAGTAATGGCTAAAGGTGATGTGAAAATTTTCGTTGGATATGATTGGTATCGTTTGCTGATTCTTGCTTACAGAGCATTGAATATGTTCAGCTACAATCCACAAGATGTAAATGCAAATTCATTCATCCTTCCAGCAACAAATGTTGAAATCATTGCAGTTAACGGATTGAACGGAACTGGTGATGCTTATGCTACACACGTTAGCAATATGGCAATGGCGGTTGATTTGGTTGATGAAGAGCAATCTTACAAATTGTTTTATTCAGAAGATTTCAATGAAATCCGTTTCCGTTGTGCCTTCAAAATGGGTGTGAATGTTGCTTACACAAATCAATGTGTTAAGTTCAAGTCAACAATCTAATTAACAATAATTCTTAACGAAAGGGTGGTGCAATAAACACCACCTTTTTAATAAATTAAAAAATATGTCAAGTTGTGCTATAACAAGCGGTTATGCTATTGATTGTATAGAATCAGTCGGTGGTGTTGAGGTAGTTTATTTAATTGAAAATGATTATCTTTATAATGCTTCAGGAACATCAACCGTAACTTCTGCATCAGGTGTTGTTACTGCTTTGAACAAAGTATCAGGTAAAAGATTCTGGAAGTTTGAAGTTCCAAGAGGAACTGCATCTACAAAGAATTCAATTACTGCATCAATTGAGAATGGAACATTCTTCTTCACACACGAAGTGAGTTTCCCTATCAATTCAAGAAGTGCTACAATCAGAAACATCGTTACCACATTAGCGAAGAACAGATTGACTTTTGTAACAAAAGAAGGTGATACTTATAGAATGTTCGGCAAGGAATTCGGTTTGCAATTAGCATCTGCGGATGCTGGTTCAGGTACTGCACTTGCAGATAGGAATGGTTATGTTCTGAATTTCTCAAGTCAAGAGCGTGAAGATTTCTTGGTTGTTCCTGCTAACATCGCAGCAACACTTGAAACTGCTGGTACTGCTTAATAATTGAAAAACCTAAAATAGAAGCCACCGACCGATAATAAGTCGGTGGTTTTTTTGATTATGATAATTCTGAATCTTGGAGAAAATAGTGAAATGATTCGTGTAACACCTTTGGAAAATAGTGCTACAACACCAGCATTTTATTATTTTCTTTTTGTCAATAGAATTACAAACGATGAAGTTGATATGTGGTTAACGAATGTATCTACAACAGCAAGGTATCAGAAATTTCAAATTAATACTGAAAATCTTTTCGGTGATTACGATACTGGATTCTGGAGTTATACGATTCAAGGTGCAAGTGTTAATAATGTAGTTCCAACAACACCAATTTTAGAATCAGGATATATGTATCTTTATCCAGAAACAGAATTCAATCCAACTGAATATAACGAACAATCAAATCAATTTAAGACATACAATGGATAATAATTATAAGTTGATAGAATTAAAATTTGACCAAGCACAACAACCAGTTTTCGTTGAAAAGAAAATGAAGGGGTATGTTGAGTTTGGTGAATACAATGATTATCCAAATTACCTATTAAATCTTTACAAGGAATCACCAAAGCACGGAGGGATTATAAAAGGAAAAGAATCTTATATCTACGGCAGCGGATTTGAAACTGATAATGTCTGTAATACAAAGGGAGATACTTATAACGATATCCTTCGTAAATGCGTAAAGGATGATGAAATTTTTAGAGGTTATTATTTGCAAGTTATCTGGAACAGATTAGGAAAGATTTCTGATATATACCACATTGAATTTGCAAAGGTTCGTGTGAATAAAGATTTGACTGAATTTTATGTTAAGAATGATTGGAACGATATAAAAGAAAAAGCAAGATGTTATCCAGCATTTAATGTAAACAATCCAGTTGGTTCACAGATTTTTTATTATAAAGAATACAATCCACTTTCTGAATTATATCCATTGCCTTCTTACTTTCAAGGCTTGAATTACATTGAATCAGATATTCAAGTATCAAGGCATATTTTAGGAAATGCTAAACAAGGTTTCGTTGGAAGCAAGTTGATAAACTTGAACAATGGTGACCCGATTAACGAAGAACATAAAGGTGAAGTTGAAAGAGGTTTGCTGAAGAAGTTTACTGGTAGTGAAGGCAAACGAGTTGTTATTATGTTCAATAAAAGCAGAGATAACGCAGCAGAGATTCTTGATTTGGGTGCATCAATGTTGACGAAAGAAGATTTCACAAATGTTAACGGATTGATTCAGCAGGAAATATTTGCTTGTCATCAAATCACATCACCGCAGTTATTCGGCATTCAAGGTACTTCAGCATTCAGCAGAAACGAATTAAGAGATGCTTATGAGATATTCAGCAATACCTATGTAAACAATAGGCAACAACAACTTGAAGCAATATTCACTAAATTAGGAAATCTAAAAGGTGATATGTATGAATTCAATATTGTTCCAGTTGAACCATTAAAGTTTCAGTTTAGTGAACAGATTATTTCTGCAAATCTTACACAAGATGAAATCCGTGAAATAATGGGTAAAGCACCATTAAATAAATCGGATATTACTGCTGATGGAGAAAATGCAATTACAAATGTTCCAATTCAACAGAATGAAGCAATAAAGAATTTAAGTGGCAGACAATATCAAAACATAATGCGAATTGTAAGGAATTACGGAAACGGAAAACTTACGAAACAACAAGCATCATTAATGTTGAAGAATGGATTCGGTTTGGGTGATATGGAAATAGATGCTTTCTTGGGTATTGATGATTCGCCATTAACGGATGATGAAGTTCAGCAGTTCAGTTCTGATGAAGATGAAAGATTAGCACAAGCATTTTCAGAAACTGGAGATGATATAAATGAGTTTGAAATATTGCACGAAAAATCAGCATATCAAGTTAACCATTTCGCTGAAGCAAAAGAATTGACTTCTTTAGAATCAAAGATTGTTGATTTAATACAGAACGATAAAAGAATCACAGAAGATGTGATTGCTAAAGTATTAAAGCAACCAGTTGAAGTTATTGGTGGTATCGTTAAAGATTTGACAGAAAGAAAAGTTATTGCTGCGAAAGAAGTAAAGATAGGTGCAGATGTTCAGATTGAAAGAGTAATTGCAAAAGGAATCAAGGCATTGGAAGGAACTGAATTAATGATTCGTTACAAGTATGCGTGGAGGTCAATAGTTCCAACAAATGAAAGAGATACTGCTGAACATCCATCAAGACCATTTTGCGTTAAGATGATGGAGTTAAGTAGAACAAAGGTTTGGTCAAGAAGTCAAATTGAGCAGATAAGCGAAAGGTTGGGTTATTCTGTTTGGGATAGAGTTGGCGGATGGTGGACAATGCCGAATGGAATGCATAGTGTTCAATGCAGACACGAATGGAAATCATTAATCGTTAAAAAGAAATAATGAGCAAGAATATTCTTTTCATCACAGAAACACTTTTTAAAGAAAGAACTGGTGCATCAAATGCTATTGATGGCAAACAATTGTTTCCGATGATTAAGGTGGCACAAGATGTTTACATTCAACCAGCACTTGGCAGTAAACTTTATCAAAGATTACAATCAGGAATTGATGCTGACAATTTAACTAACAATGAAAAAACATTGTTGGATGATTATGTTACAGATGCTTTGATTTGGTACACGATGTCAATGCTTCCGATGACAATGGGTTTTCAATTGTTCAGCAAAGGATTTCTTCAAAAGACAAGTGAAGAATCAAACGCACCAAGCAGAGCAGATTTAGAATTGATTGAGCAGAAATACAAATCAATGGCGGAGTTTTACAATACCAGAATGATTCGTTATCTGCAAGAGAATTATACATTGTTTTATGAGTATATCAATACTGGTTCTGGATGGGATGTAATTTATCCAGAAGAAAAAACTTATACTTGTCCTATTTATTTAGGTGACGGATACGATGGTCAATATCCAAGATATCACACATCAAGTGGCGGTGGAGGTTCACAAGCACCATTGATTGTTTACTATACGGCAACTGGTGGTGAAACAAGTTTCTTGGTTACAGAATTAGTAGGTAGAACAACTTTAGTTGCTGCAAGGAGTGGATTAAGCAAAGGAATAACAATTAACGCTACAAGCAACACAGAATATTTGCAGATTGTGAACGGAACGATTACGCTTCCAACTGGTGATGTTGCAATGGCTGGTGAATTGTTTACATTCTTATATCGTTAATATGAGTAAAGGTTACAAAAAAGAATACATTGACAAAGTAAAACAGAAGTTTAATGACTTACAATCAAGTGATAAACGAACTGCAAACAATCTTGGGAAATCATCCAATGATAACAGAGGTTCGTTACACAACACCGCTGGAGTGGTTAAACCGAGATGAAGTACCAAAGTTTCCAGTTGCTTGTTATATGATTGATAGTGGAAATTATAATCTTGGAAAAGAATTAATCTACACTTGTCAATTTTGGTTTTTGGATAAATCAGGACAAGAAGCAGAATATGAAACAGAGGTTATCAGCGACCAGCACGGAATCGCAAATGATATTGTGAATTTGCTTCGTAAAAGCAAAATTTTTACAATAGATGATAGCATTTCTTGGACTGCAATATCAGAAAAGTTTGAAGATTACATTTCGGGAATTAATTTAACAATAAACATTTCAAGCATCAGTCAGTTTGACTATTGCGATTATCCTTCATAATATGAAAAAGATTTTATTTATTATTTCATTCTTTGTTTCTTTTGTTTCTTTTGGTCAAGTTTATCAGTTGATGCCACAATATGGTTATCAAGCAAACAGAATGAACTTTGATTCTACTTTGCAGATTCCAACAACTTGCGGTGTTCCAACATTAAGAACTGTTGTAAATGTAAAAAGAGCAGCTATTGCCTTTGATAGTTGCAATAATAGATTCTATCAATACAATCCAAAAACATCTTCTTGGTCAGTAATTAGTGGAGTTGATACTACATCTTTAAGCAATCGTATAAATACAAAGATTGATTCATTAAAGCGGTCAAGAGATAGTGTATTTGCGAAAGTAAACGGAGTTTGGAGATTTCAATATAAAGACAGCATTGGCGGTTCTACACCTTCATTACAAGCGGTTACTGATGTAGGTGCGACAACTACGAATATGATAACTGCATCTACTAATTATGCTACAACAGAGTATAATAAATTGGATGTAGGTAATCAGGTATATTATCCTTTTTACGCTACTGATGGTGATTTTCTATTCCCAAATGAAAGTTACATAAGGATGGGTAATTTCGGTGGGTTAGAACCTGAATTTTATAATGGTACAACACAAGCAGGAGGTTCATATAATAGATTAACACCTACTTACCTTGAGTTTAATGATGATAACATTTCCGTAAATTTAAGGAAACCATCAACAGCTTCAGCAGATGACCACTATCTCCCAATATCAGATAATACTACTGATACTTTGGCAACTACATCACAAGTAGCATTAAAATTAAATATTAATGATACGGCATTAATGTTGACTCCATACTTGCGCAAGGTGGACACAACGGCTAAATTTGTAAACAGAATAACAAGAACAGCAGGGAAAGATTCAATCATATTCTTTATAGGTTCAACACGTTACGCTATAAAAGATAGTGTTGGAACTAATCCAGCGCCAGTAGGTTATGATGGAGCATTTCAAGACAACACAACACAGACAGCTGTTACAGCAAATACTGCTTATCCAGTAAAATTAAACACAACAGATTTAACCAATGGTGTAAGTATTGTTAATGATGGTAGTGGGAATCCAACAAGAATAACATTAGCGAATACTGGAATATACAATATCCAATTTTCATTACAACTTGAAAAAACTGGCGGTAGTGGAAACTTTATTGTTGATATATGGATTAGAAAAAATGGTGTTGATATTCCTGCAACAACTGGAAAAATAGTTCTTACTGGTAGTGCTAATGCTTCACCAGTAGTGGCTGCTTGGAATTATGTTCTTGATTTAACTGCTGGTGATTATGTGCAGTTAATGTGGTCAACAACTAATAACAATGCTGTTATTTTAGCTTCAGCTGCTGCTACTCCACATCCAAGCGTACCATCTGCAATCTTAACTGTTACCCAACAAGCAGGTATAATGGCAGGAACAGGTATTACTGCTATTAATAGTTTAACGGGAGCGGCACAAACATTAGTAACAGGAACAAGTGGGACAGACTTTGGAATTAGTTCCACAGGTACAACACATACATTTAATTTACCTACTGCAAGTGCCA